TTAAGTATGAACCTTCCAGCTTTTTCTTTCTTCATTCCGCGGAAAGCAGCATCTGCATTGAAGTCGTTCTTCTTTGTTGCTACGTAAGCAAGGCCTTCTTTGATTTTTTCATCGCTTGTCGCTTCAAGGAGTTCTGATTTGAGTGTGTGGTCCCTATACTGGGTAGCCTGCTGCGCGACTCTCAGTCCGAGCTGAGGATCTGCGCCCGATTCCATTGTCTCGATCATACGATCATATTCAAAACCGAAGAAGCTCTGGCCTGCCTGTTTTCCAAGCATAAGTTTTCGAGCAGCCTTTCTCTTCTCTTCGAGTGATCCATTGCCTGCGAGAACGCCTTTAGCTGCCTTATAATCACCAGCCATGCCGATCTCGCCTAAGAAGAATTCAAGCCATGAACCGACAACATCTTCGGCGACTTTCTTCTGTGCCTCTCCATCTTCAAGTTTCCAGTTGTTCTCAGCAAGATACTTGATCTGTTCTACTTCCGTCATCTTGCTATAAGCTTCTTTCTGAGCCGGGCTCATGTGTTTCTCAAGTGAACCCATAGTTCGCCTTGCGCCTAGCATATGAACGACAGACTGGATTGATTCAACCTGTTTCTTGTCTGCTTCCAGCACTTTTGGATCAAAGATACTTTCCAATGATGTTACCATTTTCTCACCTTGGTCGTTTTTTATTATATTATAGATCGATGGCTTCTAAAACCACCTAACCTATTAATGGGTAAGCTTGTATATAAATGTTTCGCTACTAAGCAGTAGTTATGGCGCATTTTCTAAAAACCGCTATAAGGTCACTTTGCAGTTAGGAAAACGGTTTTGACCATTATAGAGGCTAAAACCTTCGAATTTCTGCAAAGCAGCCATAGCAAGTCCAACAAAACAGAAGTTCCACAGGAAGCATTTTTGACCTATATTTCTGGTGGAAAATCTGTGGTTTTGGACCTCCGAAGTGTCTGGGATGAGACCGAAAAAACCAGGAGGGAAAAACCATGAAAGACATGCAAACGGTCGAAAAGTACCAGCAAAGCGAAGCCGATAAATGGGCAAAAAAAGACCAAGACATACGCCTTCAAGTCTGTTTTAAGAAGGCAATAGATGTCGAGATACACCTCATAAAAGGTGCCCAGGCACTATCGGAAGCAGAAATAACTGCAAGAATTCTACAAAGAGCTGAGAGCTACTTCAAAGGCTACAGCAAGCTACGACAAAAGCTCGTGGAAGGCATTTCTGATGAGGATGATTACGATGACTCAGCAGAATGAAATCCGAAAAGAGCTGCAGAAACGTAACAAGCAGACCAAAGACAAGATCCAGAAACAAAAAGACAACCGAGAAGTCGACGACTTCATGGAAGATCTTGGCATTGAAAGAGTAGACAAGCCAAAAAAGGATGAAAGGAGGTCAAGAAAATGAAACTTGAAGCATCAGATAAGGTTGCCGTACCACAAAAACGGCCATACATCAAGAAAGGATTCTATCACGCAAGACTAACAGAAATCAGGCCAAAGAAGAATGAAAGCAAGTTTGGAAAAAAGATTGTCCTGATATTTGACATTATCGACCAGCGCTATCAGAAAAATGGCAAATTCTTGCAACTTGCAACAGAAGTCTATTCGGAATACAAGCAAGATGATGGAAGCTACAGGACTGCAATAACACCGAATAGCAACATCACACAAGTGTTCATGGCACTTGGATGGAAATTCTCCAATCAAGGACTGGACACAAATGACTTTATTGGAGCAGAAGCAGAAGTCTTGGTTGAGGATTACGAATACGATTGGACTGATCCAGCAACAAACAAGACAGAGAAAACCAAAGCAAGCACTATCAACGATGTGAATCCATGGGAAGACGAGCAACCAGGTGTCGTTGAGGAAAAGATTGAGGGATAAATAATGTCACTACTTGCAGGTTCAGTGGTGTTGAAAACAGGGGAGAGAGATACGCAATCAGAAAAAGAAAATGAAAACAGTGGCTCTCCCCCGTTTTTCGTATCACTTAACTCGTTAGTGGTAACATAACAAGCCCAAGAAAAGAACAACAATGCTCGAAGATAGCGATAGCTATCAAAAAAATGAGGTCATAAAAGTGGATCAACAAATCATATTCAAACTCATAAACATAGACAAACTGAATGTAAGCAAAGAAGAGAAAGCAGACATTCATGGAGTGCTGATTAAGTTAAGCTATGAAATAAATCCATCAACATCAGACTTAAACATCAAGAACAATATCAAAGTCATTGAAGAAATAGAAAAGTTTCTTCTAACAATACAAGAAAAACATAAAGCAGATTTCAAGAAAGCAATAGAATTTTTTAGATATTACAAATCAACAAACATACTTCATAGATCAATTCCAGAGGAGAATGGAATAGAAGATCCATTCTTGCAGTCAGTAATTGCAAAAAATACACAGAACAGCATAATAAAAGTATCAGAGCCATTAAACTATGAACAAGTCAAGAATCTTGCAAGACTCGTCTTTGAAGATACACAAAACAAACCACTAATATTTACTATCTCCAATAAACACAGGATAGATGGGAAGGTAATTGGAGAGATAGAACAAAAGAAGATTAAACTTCCTGTTGCATGGAAAGCAGAGATTTCTCCAAAAGAAGATTCAGATAAAAAAACTTATGTCGCATATGTTTTTGGACAAAAAATACCGAAGAGAACAAAGATTATAGATGAGATTAGCGGAGAGTTTTATCTTTACAGATTCTTATCAAAAGACACAAAGGAATATGTTTTAATTAGTACAGAAAAGCTGAATCTCGACGATTACACCGTTCATGGATTAAGCATTGAAGTTGAAGATACTAAAATAATCGGAGATGCTTATCGCCTATTAAACAAGTTTCCTGTATTCTTTGTCCATACTGCAAACAGTCACATTTGTCAATTAACAAATCATAAAGAATTATTTGATAAATGCGAGGAAATAAAACTTACAGGAAACAAGCTCTATGAATATCTTCAAAGTCATAAGACTGCAGAAGGTATAAAGATCTTAGAACATCCACGATGGTTTCTCAAATTCATTGCAGCTTTCTTATTTCACAAGAAGAAAGGAATCACATCCGCATATCCGATGCATCTCCTATGGATAGCGGATAGGGGAACGGGAAAAAGCAGTTTCTTAGAAGCACTTCATCAGAAAAGCGGAGAGAGTCAGGAGATAGTTGCAGGATCTTCTTCAACGCTAAAATATCTCATTCCAAGTTTCAAAGAACAGAACAGGCCAGAGATGGGAGCATTAGCAAAAGCTTCAAGACTCGTAATTGTAGACGAGTTTTTCAGAATTCTTAGATTAAACATCAACGAGAAAGAAGATGAATGTGGTAGAATGAATGACTTGCTTGAACATAAAGACAGGCAAGCAGGAAGTGGTCAAGGAAGAATCAGAACTTCAATGACTGCACGATTGATGGCAACCACTAATCCTATCGCTGGAACAAATAATATCGTCAGTCTTGTCGATAAGTTTGATGATTCATTCCTGAGCAGATTCTTAATTTATTATCAGACTGATGATCATGTAAAATTCATTCATCAGAAGATGAAAGAAGACACTCAACTTACAAAAGAGTGGATTGAAGTAAATGATTTCCTAAGTATTCAAGATTATCTTCAAAGCTTTGATTCTCAATACAAACGAGAACGAGTTGTAAAATTATGTGATAAGTTTGTCCCTTTCCTAAGTGAGACTGTTAGAGGATTGTATGAAGCGAGATATTTGCACCACTTAGAATGTTTGCTTGATGGAATTGTCAAAGTCAGATGTTTAACGACAAGAGATTCAAATTTTAATGCAATAGAAGAAGATTATCAAGAAGCAGAATTAGTTTGGTCAATAATTATCAAGAGTTGGTTTAAGCAAACAATAGATGAACTTCTCAAAGATCAAAAGATACCAATAGAAGTAAGATCTAAATTTATCCCTGAGGAAGGAGTTTACATTCTTCGAACTCTTGCAAATCTTGGATTCAAAGCGACACCAACGGCGCTTAAAGAGAAATGCCGATTAGAAATGCATCAGACAAGACTGCACTTCAATCTTTCTTTATTGATACAAGGTGGATTCATTGTCGAGAAAAATGATTTTCTCTATCATTACGAATGGGCAGAGGTTGAGAGAATATGATGCTTTTCTCACCTCCTTGGGAAGATGAATATTGGCTTGGAGAGCCAATCTATGAAGAAAATAGATCTATAGGATTTCATAGAATGTGGTATCTTGACACATTAAATCAGATAACAGAATTTAATGTCAGTCTACAAAGCAAAGAAGGATACTTCACTAAAAGGGTCGAATGGAATGACATAAAACAAGACAATAAACTAAGAGCATACACAATCCATAGAACACTTCTTGATAATGAGATAGTATTTGATTTTGATGCAAAAGAATACGAGCAGAATGTTTATCACTTCAGAACAATCTATCACTTACTCAAAGAATTAAATTATGTTCCTTATGTGTGGTATTCAGGAAACAAAGGACTGCATGCACATTTCTTCCTAGATTATTCATCATTAAAAGACACTCTTGAAATGCCATTACAGATTAAGATAGTCGAGCATTTCGGATCTAAAAAGAAATTCATCAAGCAATTCACCACATTTATTGCAAAGAAACTCGAAAAGAACTACAAGGACCTCTGCATTGACTTCCAGCTAAATCACACAAACCATTTGATAAGAAGCGAGGGCAGTCTGCATAAACTCGGATTCAAAACATTTCTTGGACATACTCCTGAAGAAGTAAAATTAGTCCCACCAATATTCAATCAAGAAAACAAAGGATATCCAGTCTTTCCATTCCATGATTATTGCCATAATGCAAATGCTCTCAAGCTAACAGTTCCAAAAGATATCGTCAAGCTATGCAAAGAATTTATGCAATTAAAAGGAATCGGAAAGCCAAAAGTACGACACGCTAACTTAAATGATTTCTTTACAAAGCCAGTCGCTACAACAACAAAGCCATGCATACAATTTTTGCTAAGTCAAGAATATGCAAAAGTATCGGAAGGAAGAAAGAGAGCTTTGTTTATTCTCGCATCTCATTTCAAAAACGATGATGATCAAGTAAGAAAACTAAAAGATTGGAATGATGCAGTTCTCGGCGGATACTTGCAAGATTTCAATATTCAAACAAGTGCAAAAAGTACAACAGGAAAAGTCAGTTGCAAGTACACTCACGAATTTCTTGACTCAATAGGCTGTGGAGCGGTATGCAAGGGGTGTCAACAATGATTCTCAAAATTCATGGCATCACAGATCCAAAGAAACAGATGAAGACAATTCGATTCATCAAGAAAGTCAGATCGTTTGAAGATCTTGCTGGAAAGAAAAGAGGGCCGTTCAAACCTGACGATGTTCTGAGAATTCACATTGATACAGCAAATCTGTTCATACTCAAAGGCAAGGCCAAGGAGTTTGATATCGACTGAGGTGGAAACAAAATGGGAGAAGCAAAACAAATGCAAGACCGTCTGAAAGCTGACATCCAGGCATTCAGACAAGATAACACTTCCTGGAAAAGGAAGATAGTGGAGAATGAAGAAAAGATTGTGGAACTTGAGAAAATAGTCGAAGCTCTACAACCTTTGTGCAAGGAGAGTGATGTACAATGATGAAAGATCTGAAACGAAGATACGTCTATGCCGAAACATTTGATGTGATAATGACATGGGCGAAAGAAAAAGGAATCAGAGCACCAAACAGGAAAGATAATTTTCCCTTTTTCCTGCAGGAATATTTGAAAGAAAAAGGAGGTGTGTAAAATGTGGAAAGGATATGATTCGTTACCTAGTTATTTTGGTGGAAAGAGAAAACTTGCACGACGAATAATGAGCCACGCTGAAGGAGAAGTATTCATCGATGCATTTCTTGGTGGAGGAAGTGTTTCCTTATTAGCGAAAGCAAGAGGATTCAAAGTAATCTGCAATGACATCTCTGAGCGGTCAAGGATAGTCGGCAAAGCAATCATAGAGAACAAGAACACGAAACTTACCGACTATGATGTATTTGCATTGTTCAAGGAGACTGATAATCATTTCATCAGAGATACTTATCCAAATCTCTTGCTTGAAAAAGATGTTCAGTTTGTAGATAATGCTTTTGCCAATGCAAAGACTGATTTGCAAAAACTTCTTTTGATTAAGTTCTTGGCTAAATATAAACCATTTGGAATGCTATCTAATAAGATTCCAAAAGACTTGGAAACATGCAATATCAAAGTAATCAAGCCACACATAAAATACATGTACAAGCCAGTCAGAGCATTACAACAGATTAAAGACCATATCAACTATGGTATTTTTGATAATGGCAAAGACTGCGAGCTTCATCAAAAAGATGTTTTTGATTTCTTAGATGGTGTGCAGGGTGATACGATATATTTTGATCCACCTTATGCAGGAAGTCAGAGTTATGAAGAATTTTACAACATACTCGACAGCATTTTAGTACAGAAGAAACTCCATGTTGAGAAAAGTAAATTCAACTCTGATGATGCAGAAAAGTTCCTGCATAAACTTCTTGAGAAATCAATGCACATAAAAAAAGTTATCTTCAGTTTTGGCGGTCCACAAATTGATGGACAAAAACTTCTGAGTATAGTGCAACAGCATAGACCTGCAGAACTCTATGAAATACAACACAAGTGGGCTATCACTGCAAGTGATGAGCAGATGCAAACTGCAACAGAAATATTGGTGGTGACAAAATGAAAACTGAAAAAATATCTGTGAATTTGATTGATGAGAATGAGTACAATCCTAATGAGATGGATGAGAATCATTACTTGAAACTTGTCCAGAACATTAAGAGAAAGGGATTCAGAAAGCCGATTGAAGTAAGAAAGAACGGTGAGAGATATATCATTGTTGATGGAGCTCACAGATTTAGAGCTTGCAAAGAACTTGGCTATACTGAAGTGGATTGTATAGTTGATGAGATTGATGTAACAGAAGCGATGGTTGATACCTTAAACGCTAACATACACGGCAGTCATAATCCATACAAAGAAGCCTTAATGTTCAAGCAAATACATGATAGGTACACTCTCCAAGACATTGAGAAACTCACTGTATTCAATCAGGGAGAACTCAAAGATAGAATGGATCTTCTTGGCCTACCTGCTAATGTACAGAAGCAAATAGAAGAAATGCAGGAGAAAGAGCAAAGAGAAGCTCCTGTTGTTCTAACTTTTATCATAAAGGAAACTGAAAAACAGATTGTAATGGATGCTTTAGATCTTGCAGAAAATGCTACTGATAAGAATAAAGCACTTGTTGAAATCTGCAAAAGATTAGTTGCTTCTGAAAGTAAGGTGGTCAATGATGGAAAATGAAACGAGCCCTCAGACGAGCCCTCTGAACTCACGACTGGACAGATTCAATGGCAAACAGCACATCTTCACAAAAGATGATAGTGTTAAGGGTGGGCAAACAATGTCAGAAAAGAGAAGAATTGCAAACTCATCCAATTCAATGGTAGATGGAAGATATTCAAAACGAATACCTCATTGTAATAATTGCATATTTAGAAGTAGATGCAATGCGTATAAACCTGAAGATCCGAAAGCTGCGTGCAAGATCATTGACATCCCGAATTATATGCATTTAATGTCTGCATTGACTTTTACTTCAGAAGAAGAATATGATGATTTTATCAACAAACAAATGCAGATGATTCATCTAAAAAACCTTACTGCGAATGATCAAAAGAGGATGGAAAATTTTGTCTTGCTTTTTCTCAAGATAAAAGAAACTAAATACCGAACACCAAAAGAACAAACCATCAATGTACAAATCAATAATTTCTCGATAGAATTTCAAATATTCAAAGATGTAACTTTGAAAGTTCTTAATAAACATCCTGAAGTGATGCAAGAATGGAGGGCTGCAATTGAATCTGCCAAACAGTCCAATTGAAAAAGCTCTCTTTGACAGTTTCAAAGAGTCGATTTATCTGAACTTCATAGGATTTGTAAAGAGATACCTCGCTCCTTATATGGAACAGCACTTCGAGGAAGAAGATTACTACAAGGAATGGTTTGAACAAGAGCAAGATCATCTTTATAATGCAATAGAAGCTCCAAGAGGACACAGTAAAAGTGAGATGTTTACGGTATGGATTACAATTTACTATGCAGTATATGATACTCATCACGAGCAAATAATCGCAAGCGTAAGTGGGGATCAAACCAATGAACTCTTCGACAGGATTAAGTTCTTCTTCTATGTTAGTCCTTATCTTAATTCAGAGTTTAAGCCAGAAGGAGCTGATAAGAATGTCAGTCTAAGCTCTTGGAATTCCAAAAAAATAGTCTTGAAGAATGATGCAATAATTCATGCTCGAAGTATTGCAGGAAAATGGAGAGGACTGCACGTTGATAGAATTGTATGTGATGATATAATCACAGAGGACAGTACATTAAGTGATAAGCAAACAATCAACAAGTTTTATTCTGCAGTATTCAATTGTTCAACAGCAAAGAAAGGCAATATCACAGTTATAGGAACTCCGCTCAGATTTTCAGATATACTCTTTGATTTGAAATCTAACAAGCAATTTAATTTCAAGGCATATCCAGCAATACTTGACTTTGAACAAAAGAAAGTTCTCTCTCCTAAAAGAAGATCCTTTGATGAATTATTGAGGATAAAAGAAACTATTGGATCTTTAAGATTTCAGTGCGAGTACATGCTTAATCCAATAGATGATCAGAGCAGCATATTCAAAAGAGAATGGTTGCTAAGGGCAAGAAGTGATTCTATTGACTTGATTAGAAATAGGCAGGATCTTAAAAGATACGGATTCAATGTAACGCTTCTTACTTGCGGTGCTGACTTTGCGTTTTCTGAAAGAAAGAATGCAAACTATTCTGTATTTCTAACTCTCGCAAGACTCCACGATGGAAGATTTGTCTTGTGCAATTATTTCAGAGCTCAAGGATTAACAGGACAACAACAAGTCGATAAATTAAGAGAATTACATGCGATTTACGATTATGACATAATGGCCTTAGAAGAAAACAGCATCATGGCCATAAGTAAAGATCTTCAATCGTTAGGTCTTCCAATTAGACTTCTAAGAACAGGATCGAGAGACACTGACAATTCTATCTCTAAAACAAATGCGATATTAAGGATGACGACTTGGTTTGAAAACAATCAAGTTATCATACCTTATGGAAGTGATGAGGCGAAGGAAAGATACGAGATTCTCGAGCAGGAATTCAGAAGCTTTGCACTTGAAGATGGCAAGATCATAGAGATAGGAGTGCATCCTGATATTCCTATTGCTTTCGTTTATGCAGGAGAATCTGCAAAGAAAGTAAGTCAAGCCGCAGGATTTGTCACAAGCATTGTCAGGTAAAAAGGAGGTAATGATGAAAATGTTCGATCCAGAAAAACTAAGCAGAAGAGATAAGAAAATAATGCAAGCACTACTTTATTTCTATCCAAGAAAAAGAAGCGCATTCCATATCTACGAGTACATTTCAAAGTTTAATCAAAAAAGCGGAGTAAAGAATCCAAAAGCTCTCGGTCACATATTATCTCGATTTCCTGTAAAGGCATCACTTACTGTCTTTCAATCATATGTGGATAAGAATGTTTCAGGAAGCAGGTTTGTAAGACTATATGTGCTTGATGATTCCTTTGTAAAGAAATATTATAAAGAAAAAAACGGACTTCTGATATTAGTTAAATAAGAGTCTCCTAAAAAATAACTGCTGAATAAAAATGGAGAATGAAAACAAAGCATTAATGGTGCTCTCCAAAGTAAATGAGGGAGTAAGACAAACAGCCACGACAATAGATTACAGTAGTGTAAACTATTCAAAACTTGAAAATATCTATAAAACAGACCAGCTCGTATTTCAAGCAATCAATATCATAAGCACATTCGCAATATCCAAAGGATACGAATACGTTCTTTCTGAAAACACTGATGAAAATATAGAGATGAAAGACAAGATTATAACTCTTGATAATTCTGTCGGACTTCCAAAACTATTAACGGATATCGTCAGGCATCTACATATTTATGGAAATGCATATCTTGAAATTGTTTATTCAAGAACTGACAAAAAGAAAGTTGTAGGTCTTGCATTAATTGATCCAAAGACAATCGCTTTCAAAAAGAAAAGTACAGGAGAGTTGGATCTTGACGAGAGTGGAAACATAACAGGATTTGTTCAGACAGTAAATGCGAAGAAGATAGACCTTGCTCCAAATCAAATAATTCATTTCAGGATTAATACTATTGCTGATTCTCTTACAGGCACTGGCGTAATTGAGCCACTTGCTAAGATAATAGAAGCTAAACGAAACATAGAGATAGGACTTGCAGAAGCAGTTTATCGTCATGGATTTCCACAATTTCATGTAAAGCTTGGAGATAGTGAACATCAACCAACAGGAGATCAAGTAACTGAAGAATCAGAGAAGTACAAACGGATAAATTCTAAATCAGAATTCGTTACGCCCTATTATTATGACATTAAAGTATTGGAAGCTCCAGGACTAAAAGGTGGAGAAAGTTATCTTAAATATTTCATAGACCAGATTGTTGCAGGGACAGGTGTTCCTCAAACAATTCTCTTAGGAAGCGGAGAATATAGCAATAGATCATCATCAGTTTCTCAACAAGAAAACTTCTTTTTATACATCGCAGGAATCCAGAGCCTTGTTGCAGAAACACTGCACAAAGAATTATTCACGAAAGTAATTGGACTTGACGAATGTCCTGTATTTATGATCTTTAATTCATTACAAACTAAATCAGATCTTGAACTTGCACAAGAGCGAGAGATCTACTTGAAATATGGCGTTTTAACTCCTGATGAAGTCAGGCAGGATATGGGCTTAGAACCTATTTCTACACCCCCCAAGGATGAGCAACCCTTTCCTGATCAGTCAGGAGACTTTTTTTCTCAATTCCTAAACGATAAGGATTTGATGATAACTCCCGACACCGACTTTCATTTCAAAATAACAGAAGAACTTGATTTTGGAGGAATACTCAAAGAATTATCACTTCCCATAAGGTCAAGATTCATCGCAGATCAGCAAATACTAACTCACAAGATCAATAAAGTAATGGATAAGGCAAGATCTAAGATAATCAAAGAAATAGACTTCAATACGCAAGATGAGAATCAATCCATGGCGAGAGAAGATATTCTTATTGATTCTGAACTTCTAGGACCTGAAAGAGATGCACTTGTTGCTGCCATATTCATCGATTCTAAAAAGAAATTCAAACAAGGAATAAAACTTGGAGAGAATTTTATCAAGAAACAATATCCACAAGTTGCAGGAATAAAAGTCAAAAGCACAATTAACGAACAAGCTATCAGAGCTCTTGATTTACGATCCAGTCAATTAGCCAATAAAGTGAACGAGGATCTTCTTAATGCCACGCAAATAGCAATACGTGATGGCATAATGGCCAGGAAAGGAGCAAGACAACTAAAAGAAGACATCGAGACTATCTTTGAGAAATATGGCGGTACTGCTGACAGATTTAACAGCATAGGAACAAGAGCAGAACTCATCGCAAGAACAGAACTACAGAGAGCATTTATTGAGGGAAATATTCAATCTTTCAAAGAACTCGGAGTTGCTAACCTGCAGATGTCCGTCAATCCAGATGCATGCGAACAATGCATTGAATTATCATCAAGCAATCAAAACATTTCTATCCACTTAGCTGAAGGAATCATCCCAGTTCATCCACGATGCAGGTGTGGATGGGTTGTAAGTTTATTGAATTCTGAATAATTTATCCGAACGTCAAAAGTTTATCTGAACTTTCAACCATTGCAAGCAAATCTTTCATTGTTGATATAGGACACACTTGACTTTCTCCTTTTTGTCTTGCTTTAAGGCAAGTCCCACACGCAAGTATATGGCCATTACTTGTCATGAATTGTTCAATCTGTTCCTTGACATCGTATTTTTCATCTTTAATATCTTCTGCTTCGACTCCTTTATTCATGAGAAATACTTTGACTTCATGATTTGATTTCAATGCAGTTACCCCAAATCTAAATGCATTCCAGACCACTTCTGGCTCGTTTGTTCCAATGACAATTCCTATTTTCATATTTTTCACCTGATGAGTTCTTTTCTCATTTTTTCATATTCTTTTTTTGAGATTTCGCCTTTTGCATATCTTCGTTTGAGTATTTCAATTGCGTCTTCATCTCTTCGGTTCTGATTGGTGTGGGATTGAGACTGATTAACAAGTGTTACAACGAGCCATATTAATGCGCCCCAGAATAGTATCATAAAAATCATTCCGAAGCCCATACCAAAGCCCATCATCCCATATCCTCCAGTTCCAAAATAGTTTCCGAAGACAAGCATTAGGATTATTATTCCTGCAAGAATCCAGATCATAATTTGTTTGTCTTTTTCCATGATTTTTATCCTCCATTTTTTCTGCTTTTTAATCTTTGGGACAAGACTTCTCTAATAATATCAAATGCAGTTATAATTTTTGGATTTGTAATTTTGTAATGAATGTTTTTCCCATTTCTTCTTGATGTTACAATTCCTTTATATTTCATGATTGCGAGATGCTGTGATATGTTTGCTTGACTTAGATTTGTTTTTTGAATAAGTTCTGTGACTGACATTTCCTTATCTCTTAACAAATTGAGTATCTCGAGTCTTGTAGGGTTTGAAAATACTTTGCACATTTCAGCATGCAGTTCATATATCTTATTCATATAAACATATTAGAATATACTAATATATAAGAATGTTTCGGTATTTATCCCTCGTTCTTAACATCTACTAAAATAATATTAAGAAAAAAACAGATTTGAGAACATATGGCTGAATTACTTATTAAAGAAATTTACGAGTTCATCAACTCAGTAGAAACGAAAAAGGAAGATTCTAAAGAGATGATAGAGAATTTTCTCGCTAATAACGGCCAGATCCAAGTAACTAAATCACTTTCACGACAGCTTGAACACATACATCTTTCTGAATTTAAGATCCATCAAGTCCTTGCAGAAGGCTCAAACCTGAGGATATCAGGAATTGCAATAAGTGAAGGCACATGGAATGGCATATTCTATCCAGCAGAAGAACTTGAAAAAGCATATATCGGTCTTGGAAACAAACCTTTGAGAATAGATCACTCAACCAGCACGAGAGACATCGTTGGAAAAGTAATCAAATCCACATGGATAGTTCCAAAGAAATGGATAGAATTTGAAGCAATTGTAACCGATGGGGACATAATTCAGAAACTTCTGAACAACCTCATCGAATCTGTGAGTGTTGGTGTGTTGATAGATAATGTCGAGGAGAATGGAGTCCAAATAGCTCGCAATCTCGAATTTAAAGAATTAAGTCTTGTTGATGAACCTGCATGCAAAGATGCAAGAATCAACCCGATAGAAAATGGAGGCAATGATCAAAATGGCGGAAGTCAAAGAAATTGAACAGGCTAAAACCCTATTGAAGAAAGCCGCTGAAGAGCTTGCAGCAAAAGAACAAGATATTGCAATGCTAAATCAGGAAATATCTTCAAAGGACAAACTTATCTCGGAACTGACAGCAAAGCACGAGAAGTTGATGAAAGATTTTGAAACAGTAACAACTGAACTCAAGCAGATAAAACAAGCTGCAAGAGACATCGCATTGAAAGAAATAATCGATGCTGAAGAAAAGCTTGGAGTGCTTGAAACAAACAAAGAGCAAAGACTCAATGAACTGAGAGCACTTGACGACAAGGGCGGATTTGAAGCATATGCAAAGCAGACAAAAAGAATGCTTGATCTACACAAAAGCATAGGCGACAGAAAGTCCCTGATCAACAATTCAAACCAGGCAACTGACAAGCGAAAAGAAATTGCATCAGTACTGGGAATGGAGAACTAAGAGGTGAATCAAAATGACATATGATATCATGATTGACGACGGAAAGAATCCAAGCATGCTCGTTGCAACAGGAAACCTTACCAAAGGACAGCTTGTTGGACTAACAGTCCAGCCAGCATCTGCACAAGCAGACATACTTGGAGTCTGCCTAAAAGACACACCACAAGGAAACCCTGCATCAATTGGATGCATCGGAACATTCTATGTGGATGTATCAGTCGCAGCTTCAGCAATCCTGAATGTCGGGGATGAACTTGAAGTCAAAGACAACGCAACACTGCAAGCAAAAAACACAGGAGTCGCAGTGGCCAAAGCATACGAGAAGATAGACAACTCGACTGGCGGTAGCCCAGTGACAAGGAAGATTCCTGTAAAAATCGTGAAATAAGAGGAGGAGAGGCAAAATGAAAACAATGCAAGAACTATTTTCGAGCCAAGACGCTGCACCTCTCATCAAGGAAGTCATCGACTCCAACGTGTTTAAGGTTGCAGGCAGAGAAAGAGTAGGAAGAAAGATCGTGAAACTCATAACCCTGAGTGAAGGATCTGCACTGAAAATCCCTAAGATGGGAGCAGGACAAGCATATGTGATTCCAGAACTGGGAGCAATCCCTATGGATGTCAGCACTTTCAACGAAGTTGTTGTAACACCATATAAGATCGGAAAAGCGTTTGCTATTCCAAAAGAAGCCATCGAAGATTCTGCCTTTGATGTTGTCAGATTGAAAGCTGACATGGCTGCAGAAGATGTGGCAAGAAAAGAAGATGAAGAAATCTTCCGAGTATTGATGAACACATCGAATACAGTCTCGCCAAAGACTGCAGGACAATTTGTTCAGGAAGACGTTGTCACCCTGAGAAATGGAGTCAATAGACACAGCTACAAAGCAGCATGGCTTGTTGCACATCCTGATGACTTGGCAAAGCTTGAAAAAGATCTTATCAGTAAGGGCTATAAGGCATTTGACAGGCTTGACGAGACAGGAATCATAGGAAATGTTGCTGGACTTCAAGTAGTTGAAACCACTGCAGTAGAACCAGGCACAATTCTTGCTTTAGACAGCAGAGCTTGTGTATTGGTTGAAAGAAGACCTCTCTCAACAGAGAACTTCACAGATCCATTGCGAGATCTTGCTGCTGGAGTAACAATTACTGAAAGAGTAGCACCTGCAGTACTTGATGACAATGCAGTCGCAAAGATGACCTTGTAAAATAGGTCATCAAATTATTTTTTTATAGGTGACTCTACATGGATCTAACTACTGTCAAGGCTAAGGTACTGCTTGAAGCAGGGAAGTTTCGTATAGGTCCACGAGTTTTAAGACTGCAACAACAGACTGACGGCTCTGCAGTAAAGATAAGTAAGATCAAAAATGTGAACGGTGCAATCGTACCTATTTTAGGTACAGCTCCAATATCTCTTTTTGATGTCGAGTCAGTTGTTGTGTTCCCTCTGACCATTAAAGCAACAATTCTATTTTCTGAGGAATGTTTTGAAGACAATGACTTAAATGAAATGCTTCAAAAGTCAATCAAGGAAAGTTTTATTCTTGCAGAAATAGAGAATAAAATAGTTATTGAAACATTGATTGCAGGAGCAGGAAAAAAGATAACTGCAGAGACAAAGCAAGATGTAAGAGAAAAGCCAATACTTGACAATTTCATTTCTGCAATAAAATTTATTGAAGACAATAAGTACCATCCTGATGCAATTCTTATTAATCCGCAAATTGCAGAAACATTAAGACAAAGAGATGAACTAAAAGAGAAACTCTTAGCTTATGCAATTGAAGTCATTATCAATACATCAGTGCCTGAAAACATTGTCATAATTCTTGACTCTGCAAATGCTGGACTGATTATTGAAAGAGTCTCTCTTGAGATAAGTGATTACTCTGATCCTTGGCAAAGCAAGAAAGGATTCTTACTGCGAGAGAGAGTTGCACCTGTTGTTCTGAATGGAAACGCTGTGGCGGTGATAGAATAATGGGAATCGACACAGAATATCTTGAACAATTGAAAGGACTACTCTCCGAATTGAGAGATTTGCTCAGCGCCATCGAAGTAGAATCAGACGGGAGTATCAATGCAAACATCAATGGCACAGTAGATGTTGACACTATCTCAATAAAAGATCCACTAAATGATTATCGTGCCAAAGTAGATGCTGACGGAAAATTACACATAAAGAATGATCTTATTCAGTATGACTCATTTATTATTAGAGATGCGTCAAATCCTTTGCTAAAAGCGTCTGTAGACGGCTCTGGAAGGCTACTTGTCGCAACTCCTCCTACCACGCCCCCACCCCAAACAACACCTGTAATAATAACAGCCTTCGGAGCAGTTTCAGGAAATGTTGACTCATCATATACAATCACGAATGGAAAGAAACTTGTGATAGGAAGACTTCTTGCAGGAAGTCAAGATTCAAACAGTGCATGCAGAGTAACATTATATGACAATCCATCAGGAGATGGAATAACGCTGACATTGATAGCAACGCTTTACGTGAATGGAAGTTCAGACAAATTTGACTTATCAGAAAAGATTCTCGGCGATGGAAATCATAAGATCATACTTAGAAGAACAAATCTTGGAGGAGGAAGCAAAGAAATGTTTGCAAGATTTGAAGGATACGAGGAATAAAACAATGGCCACAGTTCAAGACAAAATCACAGAAATAGAATCACTCACTGAATACGTGAAAAACTCATTGATAATCCACAGTCTCGACAGCAGAGGCACAGTCATAAAATGGCTTATTGAAAATCAAGGAGTTGCTGAGAGAAAGAAAATCTTCATAGAATTAAACCCTACAGAATCAGAAATAGCTCTCGAATCAAGAACTGCAGTCAAGACAATTGATATCGAGCCACCAGGTGAATAAGAATGGCTAATTGGAAGTACAAAGTCGTAAACAAAAGACTCAAAGAAATATCAGAAGACGACCTAAATAATCAGGGAAATAATGGATGGGAACTCGTATTCATGAGCCAATTATGGAATGGCAAAGTAGTTGCTGTCTTCAAAAAAGAAAAAGTATGAGGTGAAAAACATGACAGATGAAACAACATATGACACAAAACAGAGAATAATCAACGGATTGAAAAGATTCGGAAAAGGAGTAGGTGCATCAGTACTTATTGCAGCTTTGCAATTTGCAGTCGAGTTCTTGCAGAACAATCCAGAATTATTCCCAACAAAATACACACTCTATGTAGGTGTAGCTGTATCAGCATTGATGGGAATTGAGAAAGCAATACAACAGGCAAAATAAATGGCAAACGAATACACAACACCAGAACTTGTAAAGTCAAGAGTGGGAAGCGTTAATCTCCCCTCTGACATCTCAGATAGTGATATCCAGCAATGGATTAGGGAAGCAAGCAATTTCATAGACTTATCTGCACGAAGAATAGGACAAGGATTCCAAACAACAGAATACATTTATCCAACAGTCCAGCAGATAGCAACAGACCTATCGGCAATTAAACTATTGCTAAGAATGAGCGGACCTGGAAAAGCAACAACAGCAGGCATCTCATACAGAATAGGAGAGTTCTCAGTAGATAAGAAGAACATAGACTCCTCAGCTATTGATGAAATAGAAATCTTCGAGAATCATGCAAAAGAAAGCCTTGCAGCATTAAAGAATTACTTGGGTGTTGATGCAGGTGGATTTGTAGGTGGCTCTGTAGTAAAAGGGTGTCCAGCTCCCACAACCAACTATGGTGGAAACTCTCCACAACAACCTTGATACAATGGAAATCAAATCAGAAGACTTTGACAAGATCGTAGATTATGACATAGGAGTAGATGTAACTCTAATCAGAAAAAGCCAGACAATAGACTCAGACTACGGAAGCCTCGTTTCAAACTCTTTTCAGGAACATATAATAAAAGCAGTATGGCAAGAAATTACAGGCAATGAAGAAAGTTTTAGGCCAGAGGGAGAATTCAAGATTGGAGACATCAAATGCTACACTAAAAACGCATATGGATCAACAATTCCAACAGCAGAAACAGATACAATCAAGAAAGACAATAAAGAATACAGAATTGTAAAATCAACAGTGAAAACAGTAGGGGAGAATGTGATTTATCGTCTTCTTCAACTAAGGCTGAAATAATATAAAGAAAAAAACCGATTTCTAAAGCAATGGTAAAGATCACAGTAATCAGTCCTGATCTTGCACGATTAGGAAAGAAAATGAGTGATCTCAAAGATGATGGTTTCAAAAAAGAAGTTCATGAAAGCATCAGAAAAGTACTCCCTGTAATACACAGGGATGCATACGAGAACTGTCCAAAAGACACAGGAATACTATCAGCGTCACTCAATGTTGGTTTTGAAGATGAGACAACAGGATTCATCGCTGACGGAGTGTTTTACGGTGTATTCCAAGAAGAAGGGACAAGATTTATCGAGCCAAAACATTTCATGAGAAATGCAGTGAACAAGAATTTTCCAAGAGTGGAAAATGAAGTCACAGCATCAATCAAGAAGAAATTCAATCAGTAAAAGATCAGGCATATCTTCAAGTGCGAGGAAGCCAAGAATGGAAAAAGAGCCAATAATCATAGTTCAGGAACTCCTGAGATCAAACCTATACGATTACAATACTTCTCGCACTTCAAGCTGGATATACCCTGACTTTCCAAAAGTAAACTTAGGAAATGAATCTTATCCAAGAGTCTCTGTTACTGATTATGATGAGCCAGCAAAAAAGATGAGTGTAGGCACGACAAATGAAATGCAATCAGTAAACATTGATATCAATGTGTGGATAAAATCTGGATTGATATATGAACGTGATGATGAACAGTTTGAAGGAGCAAAGCTTCGTGATGCTATTGCTCGAGAGATTGTTGATGTGTTGAGAACAATGCAAGATGTGATGGCAGTATCAGGACTGCACAACTATGAACGTATAGGAATGAAATCAATCAATTCCGAAGTACCTGAAGGAATACTTCGAAAACAGATTACAGTTAGATTTCAAAGACCTGTAATCAGAGCATAAAAACTAGGAGGATGATTAACAATGGCAATATTTTTCGGAACTCAAGGAAGCATAAAGATCGACACAGTTCAGAGCAAGAACGTGACAGAATGGAGCTTGTCAACAAGCGGAGATGTAGAGCAGATCAAGACAATAGGCAATTTCACAATATTTGATGAGAAGCCACTTGATCTTGTTGAAGGCAGCCTAAGCCTTATCACAGATGATGCACAATTCATCTCAAAGCTATTCGGCGATGTTGAAGAAACTGCAGATACTCCTGCAACAGGAGACACAACCACAACTGTGACTCTTGGAACTAACAGGATCAAGTTTGATGCAGAATTCCTCTACACTGATGCAAAAGGCAATCAGATGAAAATAGAATGCAAAGACTGTATCGCAACAGATCACGAATTCAGCAACGAAGCAGAAGGAATCTATGAAGAAACATTCAGCTTCAACGTGAAACCTGAAGATGTGACAATAACCCACATCAAAAAAGCAGTTGTGTAAATGATTATGACTGAAACAATGAAAAAAGAAAGTGAAGCGGTATCCGCTGAAGTGTTTGAACAAACAGACTTTCGCAACATCAAGATATACAATATGCACAAAGATGTTGTTGCGGAATTCTTTGAATACTGCAAGAAGAATGCAGGAGGAAAACATTCTGCGGGGATACATCTTTTGCTTTCAAAAGCCAAAGCTTTCGACATGCTCTATGGAATGGATGCACGATTGAGAGCTGTAGAACACCAAGTGGGTTTATTGGTGAATAAACAGAGTGTCGAGGAACACTCCAAACCCAAACTTGAGATAAAAACAATTGGAGGTGTGTGATTATGCAAAAATTGAGTATTAATGATTTGTTAAACAAGACTGGTGAAAAGAAAAGAATCGAAGTTCCTTATGACGATGGAGTTGTAGAGATGGAAATAGCTCCAGTCACATTTGGACCTGTAAGCAAGATCCAATCAAAAGGTACTGATGATTCAACAATGACTCGTGAAATGATCAAGATAGCAACAGGACTGACGGATGATCAGATTGACAAACTGCCATTAGGATTTGTTCCTGCTCTTGGAGAAGCAATATCCAAAGCATCAGGACTTGATAAAATGTCCCAGAGGAAATCTGAAAGTTTTCCAAATCCTCAGAAGGTAAACTGATATACATCCTTCTGAGGCACTATCAGATGAGCTGGGAACAAATACATTCCTTGACAATGCCACAGTTTTACTTCATGATATCAGCATACAATGAAGAAATCAAGGAGAAAAACAAGCAGATCAAGAAATCAAGGAAGAAATAATTCCTGCGAGGACGGGGTAAAACACTATGGGTAAATGTCAATGGTTGAATCAGTCAGAATTAATTTCAAGGGCGAAGATAATGTCAGTCCTGCACTGACAAGAATACATTCAGGAATAAATAGTCTTAGCTCTGGCGTTGATTCTGTTGGCAAAACATTTTCTGATTTCAATAAGAAACTTCTCATAGGATTTACAGCAATAGCAACAGCAGTCACAGCTATTGGAATAAAAGCAGTCAAGAGTTTTGGAGAATTCGACAAACAAATAAGACGAGTCCAGGTGCTTGCTGGAGGCACTGAAGAAGACTTCAAAAAACTTGCTGATACAGCTTTCAAGCTTGGATCAAGTACTGCTTTCTCTGCACAAGAAGTTGCACAAGCATTTGAAGAATTTGCAAAGGCAGGATTTAATGTAAACCAGATTTTAAGAGCATCAGAATCTACTCTTGGACTTGCAACTGCAGGAAATGTTTCATTGGCAGAAGCAGTCAGCATCTCAGTTGCAGCAATGAATTCATTCCAGCGAGATGCAGAGGATATGAATGGTGTTGCAACAGTTCTCACGACTACATTCACCAACTCAGCCCAAAGCTTGCAAGATCTTGGAGAAGCATTAAAGATTGTCGGACCTCTTGCATCAAGTCTTGGAATAAGCCTTGAAGAAGTAAGTGCTGCTCTTGGAACACTTGCAAATGTAGGTATTAAAGGAAGTCTTGCAGGAACATCATTAAACCAGGCATTATTACAGCTACTTAGCCCGACTGATGATTCTGCAGAAGCAATGGAGAATCTTGGAGTAAACTTCTTTACATTAAATGAAGCTGGCCAAGCTGCAAAAGCAACAATCCAAGCAACAAGAGATGAATTCAGCTCATTAAAAGACAAGGTAAGACAAAGTGATATAGAACTTGCACTACTTGGATCAAAACTTGCAGAAGCCAAAAGACAAATGAAAGCATTTGGTGATGAAGCGAAAGCTCCTGATAAATTATCAAGTTCACTCAGTGGATTGCAGTCAGCTTTTGATGAAGCAAGACTAAAAAATACTGAATTAAGAGAATCACTTGAAGCACAAGAAAAGACACTTCAAGATCTAAGAAAGCAAGTTACTGAGGGACAGCAGGAATTTGTTGGATTAAGAGATGCAACTAAACAACTCAACGATGCATTCCAAGAAATTGATGCATCAACAGTTCAGAAAGCCACAACGCTTGTCAAAATCTTTGAAGTTAGAGGAGCAAGAGCATTTCTTACACTTACAAAAGAACTCGATAACTTCAATGAAATATTCAAAACAATCGCATCAACAGAGATAAGAACTGAACTTCTTGACGAATCGAGTCTTAAAGCTGCACTTAGCGCTCAGGATAGCTTCTCACGACAGTTCGGAATTACATTTGAGAAATTAACTCATAATGCGACAAAAGTACCAGAAGGCATTGATGAAGCATTAAAGAATTCAAAACTTGACGAGAGAGCAAGAGATATATTTAGAAATATGAGAAGTGAAGTCAATGCATTAAAGCTTGACAGCGAATCAATAGAAGCTGTTCTTTCTGATTTCCTACCTCTTGATTCCGTCAAAGATTTCAGAGAGATTATACAACTAACAGATGCTGACTTTGAAAATTTTCTATTAAGCATCAATGCGTTAAATCAAGATGCACAAACCCTGAACAAAACACTTCTTCAAAATCTTGGAAGTGCATTTGAAGAATTACAAGATACTGTAACAACTTCATTTATCCGAATAGGGGGAGCAATAGCCCAAAGACTCAATTTATCAAGCATAGTAAAGAATATTCAGCAAGCAGTAGAAGACTTCTCAACAGGAGACGGAATAGAAAAACTTGCTGATAAAATAGTAAATGTCATAAGGCTCATTCAGTCTTTCTTGAAAGGAGTCGGAGAAGGATTCAAACAAGTATTCACGCCAGACATTCTTGACAGATTAAAATCAGCATTTGGCACTGCTTTTTCATCAATGCAAAGCGGAGCAGAAAGCTTTGGCACAGTTGTCGGTAGAGTTCTTGGAAGTGTGGCAAAAGGAGGAGCAGAACTCATCACCAGAGTCCTTAATAGCAATCTTATTGAGAATGCAAGCAATATGTTTTCTCGTCTTGGAAATGTCCTTGAAAAAATAGGGCCTACTGTTGGTGCTGTTGCAGCTGGATTTGTATTATTAACTCCGATTCTTACACCAATAATCTATGTCGTAAGCAAGATTTTCAGTGGATTTGGATTACTCATCAATATCTTGTTATCTTCTGGAAAAGCTATTGGTGCTCTTGCTGGAGGAACAGCAAAACTCACGACTGGACTTGCTGGAATAACTGCAAAAGTCACAGGAGTAGGAAGTGCAGCTACAACGGCGACAGCTACAACAGGAGGATTTCTTGCAAAACTTGGAACTATTGGATCAAGCATTGGAAGCATATTCACTGCAATTGGTAGTGCTCTCGGAGTAAGTGCAGGAGTAGCAGCTGCTATTGTTGTGGCCATAATAGGAACAATCATCGGGTTCGTAAATCAGGTGAGACAAAACTTCTTAGGACTCGGAGATGATTTCAGGACAATATTTGGATTCATCGGAGGAGTTCTTACAGCAATAGGTGCAGGAATCAAAGAAAGCCTTATCGACATAGGAACTCTCATTAAACCAATTTGGGAAGGCATCAAAGAAACTTTCAATGGACTCGGTAAAATACTCGCAAGCCTTGTCGCCGTTGTTGTCAAACCATTTGCAAATAGCATAAGAGATGCAGGAGATCATGGATTCAACACATTTGAAATAATCAAGAATGCAGTATCTTTCTTATTTACTCCTCTAAAACTTGTCTTGACAATAGTTGGAAGTGTACTCAAAGCTATTGGAGCAATACTCAACTTTGTAGGAGATCTCATTGGAGGAATTGTTGAATTTGGTTTTATTGTTGCAGATGCTTTCAAGAGATTTAAGGATGAAGGATTCTCCGCATTTAATGAAGTTGGAGAAGCAGCTAAAAGAATCGGAGTGTCTATTCTGACATCATTTATCAGTGCAATAGACTCAATCATAAACATATTTATCGACTTAATCAATGAACTTATCAAAGTAGCAAAGAAGATTCCTCTTCTGAATAAAGCAATTGGAGAAGATTTCAAGTTAGACAAGAATGTACTCGGAAACCTGACTGGATTCACAAAAGATGCACAAAAAACAACTGTATCTCAAACCAATGTCCAACAAAAATCCGTATCCGTCACATCGTATGCAAAAGCAAGTTCTTCAGCACTTGCTCAAGAGAGTGCATCCGTAACAAAAAGTGCTGTTCAACCATTCAAGCAGGCCACGATAGATGTATCTGATTTAGGAATTCAGGCAGCATCAAATTTTACTATGCCTTTCAAAGATCCTGTAACTTCTGCACAATCAAAATCAGATGTCCTCTCAGTATTTCCAACAAATGCACAAGCATCTCAGATGGGAAGAAACTTTGGAGCCGCATTCTTCACAGGATTATCAGATGGAATGAAAGCCACTGCTGCAGTATTTGACTCGAGCATCAAGCCAATCTTTGCGAGTATGATTTCCTCGCTTAAAGAATTCATTGCAGTATTTATCAGAGATTTGTATGTCTTGAGAATAGTTCCTGCATTTATGCAGAATCTCGTCTTGAAAATTCATACTGCTTTTGTTTCAGGATGGCATCACATGTTTCTTGCAGTGATTGATGTTACAGAAAAAGCAATGAATGGAATCCTGACAAATCTAGGAAAGTTTTACAATCAACTTGTAAGTGTCGTCAATAAGTTAATTGCAGAATATAATAGAGCAGCAGATATATTGTCAAGAGATATTACAAGGACAACATACAAAACTGTAACTGATAAAAAAGGCAATACTAAAAGAGTTGCTCAAACTGAGACTTTATTCAAAGGAGTCAATGTTCAGAGATTGAATCAGTTTTCTCCAGTGCAATTAACTCCTCTAAAACTTGAAAGGCCAGCACTTCCACAAGCACCAAGTGTTGCTGTGGATGCAGGAGGATTTAGCGTAAACATACAGAACTTCAATGCAGGATCTGAATCTGACAAACAGAAGTTATTCTCTGAAATTGATGCATACATAGCAAGACAACTCGGACAACTGGTGAGAATATGAAACTCTTAGATCAAAATCAAACACAAACATTGCTCGAATTCAACAATGTAGACAGAGCAATTACAAAGCTTGAAACAAAGACAAAAGTGATCTGGATAGAACACGAAATTCCAAATAAGAGGGGTAACATCAGACATTTTCTTGGATCAAGCGACGGAGATGTTGTGTTATCAGGAAAGCTTCTTGGAAGTCATGCAACAAAAGCATCGAATAAAGGAATCATACGAAGTCTCACACTCAATGGTACAATTCTCTATCTTGATACAGAAGGCTATGAGGATGATCTCAATGGAAGATATGTCATCACAGACATAGATATTCCTGAACAAGGTGGAGAGCCATGGGAATTTACAATCGTACTGACAGAATTTAGTAACTGATGAAAACATGAATGAGTCGCATAAACCAAAATTTAAAGCATTCCTTGACGTAGGAAATGGCTGGCAAGAAATAAGTAGTTATGTGACTAAATGGGACTCAAATCTTGGAGTTACATCGAGAACAAATACTGCATCATTGAATGTCGACTATAATGCTTTACTCATTCTGCAACAATTAGATTCATCAGCAAAAATAAAGATTCTCGCAGGATATGATTCCAACAATCTCAAACTCATATTTGATGGGCTTGTTCAGAGCATAAAAAAAACAAATACGAAAGAAGAATTTGATTTGGAAGCAGAAGATTTTGCATCATTCATGCTAAATAGATTTATCACAGACGCATTTGCTCAAGAGAAAGCCGTCGATATAATCAAAGATATACTTTCTGAAAAGATTCCCGAGTACACTTGGGATATTGATTCTTTTGATGATAATGATTTCATTGTCGAGAAAATAGCTTTTGAAGATAAGCCAATTATCGAGATCATCGAATATCTTGCAGAACTTATTGGATTTGATTTTTGGGTGACAAGTGATGGAGAGGGATTAATAAAATTCCATTGCAAGATAAGAAAAAGTATAGAATCAGATTTTGTTTTGCAGAGAGGAGTTAATCTCAAGACACTGGTTTTTATTGAAGATAAAAGCCAGATGGCCAACAGAGTAATTGTTGAAGGAGATAAAAGAGAATTTGCAAAAACACAAAGATTCACAGGCAATGGAGTAACAAAAGAATACAGTCTCGTCTTCAAACCACATAACACAAGAGTGAGTGTTAATGGAGTAAATCTTATTGGTGGTGTTGAGGGAATTTCTCAAAATCCAGAGTTCTTTGTTGATTTCTTCGAGAAGAAAGTAACTCTCGTCAATACTCCTGCATTAATGGATCAAGTTGTAATTGATTACACCTATGATATTCCAATTAAAGTGGAAGCGACTGACTTTGCATCAATAAAAAAATATGGAGAGAAAGTTCAATTTATCAAGAATAAAAATATTAAAGAGAAATCAGAAGCCAAGAAGTATGCACGAGAATTTATTAAGCAATATGGAAAGCCCTTATTCATTGCAGAAGCAGATGCTCCTGCAAGTGTTGATTTTAATGTTGGAGAAGTAATCACCGTCAAAGATCTTTCAAAAGGAATAAATCATTCTATGCAAGTTTTGGAATGCTCTTATTCTTTCTCTAAAAGAGAAGGATTTACTTCATCTCTTAAACTTGCACAAACAACACAAACAGGATCTAACATTCTAAAAGATATCATCTTGAGATTAAAACAAGTTGAGGAATTATTGAAAGGAGATGTCGAAGTAGTCACAAAGCTCACGACATTTGAGGACACAATAACTATTAGAATTAAGAGGATAACTGCAAAGAAAAGATCATTACTTGAAGGGTTTACATGGAGCAAGGAAGGAGTATGGAATCATAATGATTGGGGTGTTGATAATACTTCATCATTTCAAACATTCTTCGAATATGGCGACAAGGATGTAGTCTATAAAGACACTTCTTACTTTGCAGAGCATGAGTTAAATCTTGAAGTAATTTTCAGTCCTGAACTAAATAAGATTCTCGTATTCAGTTACAATGAATGGACTCAAAATGCATACTCTGGAAAAACAGAATTCACAATCCCGACACCAACAATTTTGAAAGAAGTAATTGACAACATAAAACAAGATCTTGATAATTTATCGTTTGGATTATCACTGCATTCTAATTATAGTGCTGCAACAATTTGGAGTTTGAATGGAGGGAGTCCACCTTATTGGTCAAAGATGGGTTTTACAAAGACAACTCCTGCAGGAGCTCCATCACAGAGAATATTTGATAAAATTGCATATGAGAATATTGGTATTACCGAGCAGAATTCCTTTGAATTATCTCTCAAAGAGAATTACTCTCTGCATGTGCCTATGTGGAGCATGAATTATGTGTGGAGCAGAACAGGAATTGAAGAATCCACTCAAATAACACCTTATGACAAGTCAGAGATAGATCAATTACATGTCAATGACAAGTTATCTCTTGCACAGGAATTCTTGAGTGACTTTGACAATGAATTCATCTACAGCAGAGCATCATGGAATAAGAAGCCAGTCATCGACTATGGACATACAGAAAATATTATCTTGAAAGAAATAAAAGATTATCTTACAGCAGAAGACAGGACATCCCTTAGATTCAACGAACTTGAGGATGGCTTCTTCTGGAGCGTAAGAGGATGGAGCAAAGACGACTGGGGAAATATTCCTCGAGGACTTGCACAACAAGATATTCAGAACAGAACTGAATCATCAAGCATCGCATCATCAGACAAGATCTTTGCAGAACTCTCCTGGTCAGAACAGTTTAATGGATGGTCGCTGAAATATTGGAGCAAAAACGGATGGATAAAATTCCAACAAGAACAGCAATCAAGCACTTACAGCAAAACAGAAACTGAATCGTTGATTGCAGAAGAATTTATTGGAATTGAAAATATCAACTCGCTAAACAATCAGATTTCAGTCGTGAACACAAGATCAAAATGGAGTGAGGCAACATGGTAAACCAAAAAGATATTCTAAAAGCAAAAGGAGAAGTAAAAATTCTCGTAGTAGACAAAGAAGGCAGAGTCATCAATTCACAGACGATGAACAAGGTTGTGAATTTGGGCATTGAATCAATGCTTAAACACATCAATGGATCATACACGAGCCTGATAAATTATTTCAAGATAGGAACAGGAACAAATGCAACAGTTGAAGCAGACACAGGACTTCAAACACCAGTTAATTTCACAACTGGAGTTTCTACAAAAGCTTTCGATAGTGTTGGCTATCCATCGGTGAAAGAAGTAAGATATCAGCTCACAGTTGATTTTACAGAAGGAAATGGAAATACTCTTTCAGAGATTGGAATGTTCTTTGCAGACAACAGAATGTTCTCAAGATTTACGCATCAAGGCATCAATAAGACGAGCTACATCAAGATAGTCTATCAATACACAATAAAAATCGAGTAAGAAAAATGGTACTGACAAACACAGGAAAACAGCAATTGCTTGAAGCATTAAAAAGTCAAGTAACTCATTTTGCGATGGGCACTGGACTAAATACCGATACTGAGTTTGCGACAAATCTCGGTCAGGAAGTATTCAGAAAAGATGTCACAGACAAAACTATTGACGATGAAACAGGAAGCATAGATTTTGAATGCTTCATCGGATCAAGCGAAGGGAATGGAAATGATTTCTCAGAACTTGGTCTACTCGATTCTCCAAGTGGAGGAAATTTGTTTGTCATCACAAATTTTCCTGCTGAAAACAAATCTGCCTTACTCGAATGGCTGATTGATATCGTGATTGAAATAAAATAACATAAAGAAAGAAACATGAGGTGAATGGTATGGCTTACGAAATAAAAAATAATGAAATTGCTTGGGCTCCTGCAGTAGAAAATATCAACAGAGGATACAGAGTGTTTGGAGTTAGTTCAGAGAATTCTTTCAAGGTTTTACCTTTTGAAAATATGATAGTAAACATTCCAAGTGGAGGACAATGTTGGATCAACGATATAAGACAAACATGGGCAGATCATATTCAGGATAATTTTGAAGGTGGAGTAAATAGTTGGAAATCTGCAGAACACACAGCCCTTACTGAAGGAACATCTATTGTATTTGAAGGCTCTAAATCTCTAAAAATGACTTGGAATCATGACGGAACAAGTCAATTCAAAAACAGAATCTACAAAGAATATGATTCTCTTGATATAAAATATAGAAACAAACTGATTTTAAGATTTTATCCTGTTGCTGCTATGAGTAACGACCTTTATATCAAATACAAAAACAATGGAAGCGAATTCATATTGACTCAGATATCGGCTGCATCTCTAACTTCAGGACAATGGAATAGAATACTTGTAGATCTTCCTGCAAATGATGTTCAAAAGAATAAATTTCAATCCTTAATCTTCGAGTTTGATGGACTACAATGGACTGCAGGAACTCGCATATTCTATTTTGATTTTGTGGAGTTTGACACACACATCCTAGTGCCGACAGCCGACCCAAACAATGAAAGAAAAGATCTTATTGTTGTTGGCGAAAATGGCAAAATAGAATTAGTGCAGGGAACTCCTCAAAGTCAGAATCCTGTTGAACCACCAGATTTACCAGCAAATAAACATGCTTTGGCAATAATCACAGTTCCAGCAGGGCTTACTGCAATAACAAATTCAAATATTTTCGATGTTAGGATTCCCAATTCATTTGCTGTGAATGCAGATAAGACAAAGAATGAATTGACGACAATAAAAGGTCAGATAGTACAGCTTGCATTAAATGAGTTGGAACAGAATGCACTTATGAGTTTACCAACAGAAATTCCGTTTACCAATATGCTTGTGGACAAGTTCTGGGATAGAAATGGACTAAACGACACAATTGAAGTGGTAAATGATGGAGAAAACATGCATGGCTTTTGGGAAGCAATTGATTTTCCAAGAGGACAAGTCAATGTTTCAGGATTACCTGATGTAAGTGGAAACTCAAACTTTGACTGGAAAACAAGAACATATTATTGGAAAGGAAAAATACTCACATGGCTAAGATATGCAGTCTATGGAGAACTGGGTTGGGGTATTGCAAGCATTAATCCTAAAACAGGAGCTAAGATCCACGCTCAAATTTGGGCTCAAGATTGGATGGCAAACCCAAATGATACAGATCCAACAGGAACTCGTTCCCACAGCTTCTATAAAGATAGCGGAACATGGTGCGGTCACCCATTGCATTGGACTCACGACGATAATTATCTCTATGTTCCCGTCTACAAAGCTAATGTTAAATTAGGATTTACTTCAAGTGTAGATATAATGGTCTTAGATGAAAATTTGAATGTTGTCAAATGGATCAACGCACTTGATGAGGCCAACTCAGGATTTGCGAACTGGTATATGGTACATAGTTTGCAGTACGTGCCAAGTCTAAGAGGATTCCTTGCATACTTAGGAGGACAAAGATTTACTGACTGGGGTCACCATAGGCAACCTGTTCTCTTTGATAAAAATTTCAGAGTAATCTGGACAGGAGATATGTTGGATACAAATTACTATGTTTATGGAGTTGGATATATACCAACAAACGGATATATCTATCAAATGACATGGAGACATCAGACAAGCAACTTCTATGTTGAAGGGAGAAGATGGCCTGTAAAAGTATTGGATAATGGAGACATCTTTGTGGGATATAGAGATTATTACAATGGAAGCAACAACACAAACACAAATGGATATCCAAGATATTTCAACAGTCACGCCATCTGCAACGATAAAGACAGAATGTGGATACCTTACAGAGATGCAGAATACAATATGAGAGTGATTTACATTGAGGCTGGACAAAATGCAGACTGGTGGCAAAATTACAACATAGGAGATAACGTGCTTCAAAGAGGAATCTTAGTGGAAAGCAATGTTGAATCTGCACAAACGAACGATATAGAAAGATTAGGTTATGCAGTATCATACGGAAGCAAGACTTGTTTTTACAGCTATCACGACAAAACTTACAAAATTGAAGGTGGAATAACTACTCCTGGACAAGCAGTAGCTGCAGGTAGCTTCTCAGGTCGTCGTGGGGTCAGTGCAATGGGAAAAAGTAGCATAGTAATGTGGGACAGCACTAACAATGCATTTTACATTGTGGATTATGCAAATGCACAGACAGGAAGAGAACAAATAGGATTCAATTTAAAGACAAAGACTTTCAGTGTGGAGAATGTCAAAGGAGTCTATGTAACTGCAAAAGTAGAGGGAAGAGGAGCGCTTGATCTATTGGACCTAATGAAGTTTGATGTGCTAAGCTCCACTGATGTGCCAATATTAGAAAACCAGAAGATAGACACTTATGTTGGAATACCTTTGGCAAATCAACCTCTGAATGCATTCAAAATAAAATTCTATTGGACACCAGATGGAACGAAAGATATTGCAGCTCAGTTCCTTGAATATGGTTTGTTCATAGATAATGAGGTGTAAGACGATGAGAATGTATCAAAGAAGAATATCCAAACAAGCGATGCAGGTTGCAGTCAATAAGTTAGAGTCTCTTAAATCTCAAACAACAACAGGATCTGATGAGGAAGCATATTATCAGTCAATCATTGACAGATATAATGAAATTATGACTCCTTAATTGAGGTATTTTAGATGGGAAATAATTCATTTGAGAAGGAGTTCATAGAAACTGGAAATTGGACTGATGAACAAAAAGATTTCATCAACAAGTTATTTTCAGATATAGAACTTGCATTGAAAGATCGTTTTCCAGCAATTTCTCAAGATATGAGAATCAACTACGAACTTCCTAAAGAAGGGATTGGCATAAAAATTACTTCTGAATGTTCTGTCAGGGATGAAATCTTTCTTGGCGAACTCGATTGCAGACAGCACCTGGATTCATTTAGAGAATATCCTAAAGAAAGCATGAGAATGCTTGCTACTATGCTGAACAATCATGTTGTCTCGGTGTATGAACGAGTAATCATGAAATCATTATCAAATCAATTTAGCAATCTCATTCAACAATCCGAAGTCTACGGGTCATCAAATGAAAACTTGTTGATTGCTAAAGAAAAGAAAATACTGCAATCCACCTCTATTCCCGAGGAGGTTATTTTAATGCACCCTAACACATTTCAAGCTTCAAAGAAGGGCTTGAAGGAGTAACAGTAATGGCAAACCCAAGACTTAGTGGCAAATGCACTGAGATGATTACAGAGATGCACAGCAGGACAGAAGTCCTAATTTCAGATATGTCCAACATCAAAGATGGTCAAAAGGAGCTTAGAAAGGAGCTTGGAGACATCAGATCAAGCATTACGGACCTTAAAGTAAGCACCAAAGGATACGCTGAAAACCTGCAGAATGTCAAGTGCGAATTTGAAGAACATAAGAAAGAGCATCAGCAGACTTTTGGCAGAATTATAGCTATTTTGGGCATAGTTGTAACCTTTATTTCAATAACAGTTTCTGTGCTGTTTAACCTGTTTCGCAGGTAATTTTGTCAAGTCCAGCCATATAGGGTTTAAGCGTGTGTCGTCTATGGCTCGTGAATAATTCCCTTTGAAACTGCCTGCACTTGACAATGGCACACAAAGTATTTATAGAACTCTCAGATATTTCAAAAGGATACAGATGGCTCTATTCAAAAATATGCTTCAATCAGGGGAATCGCTTGTCAAGAACGAACAGGTTTTGGACTTTGATTATCAGCCAAAGCTTGTCAAGTTCAGGGAAAGCCAGCAGTTCGCAATAGCTGACTGCATAAAACCCTTATTCAATAGCAAGAATGGAAGCAATGTTTTAGTCTTTGGATCATCAGGCATCGGCAAGACATTGGCATGCAATCACGTTATAACTGAACTGGAGCAGGAAACAGACCTCATCATCCCTGTTTATGTTAATTGCTGGGAGAACAATACAACTTACAAAGTGGCTTTATGTATCTGCCAGCAACTCGACTATCCTTTTACACAGAATAAGAAAGGCATTGAACTCTTTGAGGTTATTGCCGAGAACATGAATCAGAAGTCAGCAGTCTTCATCTTTGATGAGATCGACAAGGCAGAAGATCTTGACTTCCTATACTTCATCAATCAGAAGATACTCAGAAACTGCATAGTTCTCATCACCAACTACAAAGACAAGCTCTTTGATATGGATACGAGGCTAAGATCCAGACTTTTCCTTGACATAATAGA